AGGAAAGTTCTTTCATCACAATAATTCGCCCAGTCCTCAAATTTATCTAGGTCAATTTTATTATCTGATATTCCATTGTTTTTTAATATTGTATAACAAGCCCATGCAGGGTTGTTATTTGGTCTGTTTTCTCCTACACTTTTACAGACACAACTTACTGTAGGGAATGCTCCGTTTAATTGGTCTGTAGCCAAAGCATTTATTGACAATAATGCGACATTTGGATAACTAAAATCATCATAAACAACTTCATTAATATAATCTAATGTTAAGTCATTTGCAATTCTTGTATTTGTGCTATATTCTGACAGTCTTGTTACTCTAACTTCGTATTGTTCCGCTTTTAAGTTTTTAACTCTATATGCTAGTCTTTTTGCAGTTTTAAATGCTGTTATAAGTGTTATTGTATCTGATGATGTAGTTTTTAATATTCTCTCTTTAAATTCATATAAAAAACCGATTTCATTGAAACTCTGCCCTCTATCATTATCAAATGTTTGTGTCCCTACAAATGTTTTAGTTGCAACATTTTCTTCTCCATCTAATTCCCATGTTACACTAAATTGATTATATGTGTAATCATAATCACTTGATGAACCCTGAATTGTATTCCAAGTCGAAGCCCCAATAATCCTATATTCTAATTTAAATGAAAGTATATAATCATTGTAATCTCCACTATCAGTTATTTCAAATAATCCTTTAGGCAAACTCATAACAATTTCTAATTCATTCACTGAATTTCCAAATGTTGTATATGTTGTATCAATATTTAATTCATTTAAATTTCTTTGTAGTGAAAAAGTAGTTGAGCTGTCCCTAAAATTTCCTAATGCTATTTGATCGTTACTTCCTATTGTAGATTGAGGTATAATATCGTTAAAATTTGCAATTGGTTGATTATTTATTTCTATTTGATCTATACTTTCAACTAATCCACTATTTACTGCCATTAATATATTTAGGTATTGTTTATCATTTTCTAAAGATAAATAACTTCCAATTATGGGTGGTGTTACTCTTGCAGTTCCTAACATTAAAGGTAATGTTGTTCCAACTTCTCTTGCATTAGAACCACCTGTAAAAGCATAAGTTGGTGAAACTGTTGAAAGGTCTGTTGATGTGTTTAAAGATGGTGTTTGTATTGGTATTACTGAATTAATTAATACACCACCAGCAATTGTTATTCCTGCTGTAACAAAAGCAGCGTTATTTAAAACAAATGCTGCACCACTTCCAATAAGATTACCTGCTAATGCACCCGCAAGTGCAGGTGCTGAAATTGCCAAAGCCAAAAACGCTACTGTTCTTAAGACGTTTTTTCCATCACCTCCACCACCTTTTGGAATGGCTACAAATCCTAAGCAATCATTTTCTTGTAAAATATATTCATAATCTTCTGTTATTGTTCCGTTTATACTTGCTACAAATTCAATATCACTTCTATCTTCATGTAAATAAAAATGTATAGGTACTCCACTTGAAATTTCTTTTGTTGTTTTATCAAGGTGATTAAAAGGGTTATTTACTTTTACAAGTCGTGCCATTTATAAATGCCTTTTATTTGGTTTTTTATTGAAGGGTGATTAATATTTATTATGTGACTTTGTACACCTTCATATGTATGCAATAAAGTTTTATTATCAATCATTATACCGAAATGTGTAACCATTTTTGGGTGATTTTCGTTTGAACACATAGCAATAACATAATCTTCTTTAAATTCTTTTTCTTCTGTCCAATATTTACTAATTTGATGTAGGTATTCTACAAAAGATTTTCTTGGTGTTTTTCCTGTTGCACTTATTTCTGGTAAATCTATATTATGTTTTTCTTTAAACCTCAACATTAATATACCATAGCAATCTGCACCTTTAAAAGTTCTTCCCTTGTCTTTGTATGGAACTCCTATATATTTTGATAATTCCATTATATAACTACTCCCTGATTGCCAATAAGAGGAAAACCGCCATATCTTGCACTGTTGTTTAATTCTCTACACCTTGCTAAAGTTTTATCGCATAATGATTCGATTCCAGTATATCCACACGAATTACCTTTAAATTTAAATCTGCATGAATTTGTAAACATTCTATGTGTTGGTACATTTATTCTAAATAAGTCTTTTGCTGCTACTGTAAAATTCACTTGGATTTGGTTAATCTCTGGCTTTGACATTATTACCTCTTGGCTAAAAACTGGCAAAGTGTTTAATAAGTCTTTAGTGTTAATAACATATAGAGTAATAACTACTGGCTCAAATCCATTTATTTTTACATAATTATCATACTGTCTTACATATTGACCGATAACACCATTTAAATTCGATACTGTTATTTTAAACTGACCTCTTTCTCCGTTTGAATTTTCGTTTATTTGGTCTATCTGAAAAGGAAATTTTTGCCATGTTTCACTATTCCATACGATATCATCTGTATTGTCTACAATTCTTATTGTTTCTGTAATACTTGGAATTTGTATTTTTAACATAGGTAAAAAAACACCATCAGATGATAATAAATTTTTATCTTCTTTTACAATTGGTGATAAGTTTAACATTTATACTTCTTTTAGTGTTAAGTTTACTTGCCAGTAAGAAGGCGGTATAAACTTCCATTCTATTTCACTCAAATCTTGATTTAATCTAACAACATATAGAGTTGAGTCACTGGGATTTGTAAAATTAAAGCTTAATCCTGTATTGTCAAGTAAAAAGTTTGTTAATGTTGTTTTGTCGGAATCAGTTAAACCTACATATCCAATGTTAAAAATTCTCCTCGACCTTGTTGCTCTTGGTCTTGTTTGCTCATAATTACCATCAAATTGCATATTTAAAATTGGTTTATCATCTGCATCTGAATATTTTACATTTAATACTCTTGATAGTGTTGGAAAAATTGCCATTATCTAATGCCTTTTAGTGTGTTTCTTATTCCGTTTTTATTATTATTAACTGCGCTTATTATTGTATTTACTATTAGATTTTCGCCATCAAAATTTGTTGTTGCGTCTTGCTGTATTGGAGATCCAGAATTATTTTCAATGTTGAATATTACGCTTGGTGCATTTCCTCCACCACCCATTTTATTATTAGGGATAACTCTACCTGCTGAATCTGGTATAAATAGCTCTGGTCCTTGTTCTCCAACAACTGAAACTTTCCCTGTGTCTGGTCTACCACCTTTTGCAAAAAATCCACCAAATAAACCTGTTCCTGTTCCTCCACCAGCTTTACCAAACAGTCCACCAACCAAAGGTGCAATTACTGCTTGTTTAACTGCTATTCTTAATATATCTTCTATTATTGAATTAGTTAAATCTTTAAATGATAATTTTCCAGTTTTTGCAAAATTTACAAATACATCTTCTAAACCTTTAAATGAGTTTTTAAATGCGTTTGCAAATTGTGTGTTTTTATCAGTTAAGTTTTTATAAAAATCTGTCATTTGTTGTTCAAATGATTTTACTTGATCTGCTGACCTGCTTAAGTCTGCCCCTCCATCTGTTTCGCCTGTACCTTCTCCTGTTTTGGTAATGTCAAATTTTGCATCAGGTCCTTTTACAATATCTCTTAAAGCTTGTTGTATATCTTCAAGATTCTTTAAAAATGCCTTACCTTTTTCTTTTGCTCTTTCTTCGTTTCCTGCTAAAACATCAAAAACAATACTTGCACCTTTTAAAACTACAATTAAACCTTTAAATGCAACAATTATTGCTTCTACTGCTATTTGAACTGCTGTTAATACATCTTTAAAATCTGCAGAATCAGCAAAAGTTTCAATTTCTTTTGTTGTTCTTATTAATGTAGGTAATAATTTTTCTGCAAGTTTTGCACCAAATCCAGTTACTTGTTTTCCTAATCTGTCTAATTGATCATTAAATTGTTCACTTGCCTTTGCTGTTCTCTGATCTAAAATTAAACCTAATTTTTCAGCTTGTTTTCTAAATGCTTCTAATCCATCTTTTCCTTCATTTAGAAGTGGGATAATTTTTGCTTGTGATTTTGAAAATATATCTTGTACTAATGCAGTTTTTTCAATTCCTGCTTCCATCTTAGATATTTTTTCTGCAACCTCTAAAAATACATCATTTATATCTCTTAAATTTCCCTCTGTATCTCTTGTGGCAATTCCTAAATCTGTAAAAGCATCTTTTGCAGCACCGCCACCAGTTCTATCAAAATTGTTAAATCTTCTTGTTAATGCAGATAATGCACCATCTAAATTACCCAATGATACACCAGAAAATTCTCCTGCAAAAGCTAATGCGCTTAAATCTTCTGTGCTAATTCCAAGTTTTTGTGATAGTTTTGATAGTTCGTCATTAGTATTTATTGCGGATTTTGTTAGAACTCCAAGTCCTGTTGCTGCTGCAACCGCTGCAATTCCAATTGCTTTTAATCCGTTAGTTATTTTTTTAATATCTTTATCTAACTTTTTAGAAAAAGATTGCATTTGTTTTTCAAATTTAGCTGTTGAAGCTTCTAAATCTATTTTAACCGTTCCAACTGCCATTGAAAAACCTTTTTTATTTTTTATATTGTATTATATCATAAGTTCATTTATTTTTATCTTCTTTAATAACTTGATTAAATCTTTTAAATTCTGTTTTTATTGATTCTGCAAGTAAATCTTTTTTGTGTTTATTTCTTTCATCTTTAGTAATTAAAATCATTAAATCTTCTGGCTTAACTTGTTTTGTGCCTTTTTTTGAATTGGTATTTAATAATATGCATGAAACATTAGATAAGTGTGCATCTGTTATTTCTCTTAGTGTTGGTTCACAATGCCATTTTAAATATTCTTTAATTGGTAGTTTTTCAACTTCGGCAAGGGTAATCCTTAAGTGTTCAGATACCCTTCTTTTGCCAATATCTACTTTCCCTCTGGAATATTTATCTCCGAGATTATATTCATTACTTTCATAATAAAATTACTTGAAAGTGGTTTATCTGTGATTGCAGATTCCCCATCTTTTAAAACTAAAGATTTATTTACCAAATCAGTTGCTAATTCTAATTGTATTTTTAAGTCTTTTTCTTTTCCAACTTCTGTTAAACTTGCTAATTCTGAAACTGGTAATTCTTGAATAAAAATATCTTCTACTGTTTCGCCATCAATTATTAATGGTATTCTTTTTACTAATAAATCATCTAATTTCATAATGTCTCCTTCTTTTTAACTCTCATAGTTTTATTTGGCTCCGCTAATGTACCACAATCAATAGTTACATATTCATCATCTTTTGAATCATCTTCACAAACAATACATTGCACATCACAATCTTTTACAATAACTATATCTTTTTCTAATTCTACTTGTGAATGTTTTGCATATTTAACTGTTTGACCTATTTCAAAATCAAATGTTTTATCAACTTTTGAACCTAATGCAATAATAGTACCAAATGTTTCTTTTTCTCTTTGCGCTGGATCTGTTTCATCTTTTGGAATAATTATTCCACCTGTTGTTTTTTCTTCTTTTTCTTGTATGGGTTTTTGAATAATTAGGCGGTTGCCTACTGGTTGATAGTTTTTCATTTGGTTTCCTTTTTTGTATTCATGGTTTCTTTGTGGTGGGTGCCT